CTAGGCAAGCGGGATCAGCACGGTGATCTCGGCGGTGCCACCACGCCCCAGCACACCGATTTGCGCCACCCGGATGGTCACGGGCTGCGGCAACGCGGCCAGATCGGCGCTGATCATCGCTGAAGTGTATGTGAATGCCGGTGCGCCCAGCCCGGTCACGGTACGCAGCACGCTGCCCAACGCGTTGCAAATCTCGAGTTCATAGATCTCGGACGTCCCGCCGAGCGGCACCTCGGGCAAGACCCAACTGTCGCCCGCCAGATCGCGGGTGCGCCGGACCCAGCTGAGCGCGATTGATCCGTCAGGCAAACTGGCTGCGCGCAGATGTGCGGGGCTGAACGGGCGCAGTCCGCTTGCCATCGGGGTGAAGGGCAAGGCGGCAAAACTGTCATCGCTGACCGGGCGGGATGCGGGTCCGATGCGCCACTGGGCTGCCAGCCCAACTGCCTCCAGCCCGACTGGCAGCGGGATCACTGCCCTGTCCAGCACCACCAATCGCGACCCGGCAAGGGTGGGGCGCCCCATGGCAGCTTCGGTCCCGCGCAGCCCGCGCAATAGGCGGCTCAGACGATAGCGACCATTTGCAATCAGCTCGGCCTCACCGGCCTGCACGATCTCCCATTGGCCTGGGCTGGATTCAACAGCCATCGCATTGGCGCCGCCAAACAGGATCAGATCCGTTACGCTTTCCAATGTGCCGGAGAACAGATCAACGATCAGCCTATTGCCGTGGTCAAAGTGGCTGGTTGGCCCTGCGTTAAAATCCGCTGCCAGAACGCCCATGCGTGCCCGCGCGCTGAAGGTGGTCAACAGCGAAAAGCCGTCTGTTCCGGCACTTCGGTAGACGGCGATTTCACCGGGCCACGGCTTGGCATGCGCCGCGACCATAGGCCAATGCGCAGGTTGATCCTCGCGCAGCTGCGGCAGGTCCAGGAGCACGACGTCCGGTGTGCCGAAGACCGTGGGCGTCGACAGAGTGGCCGGGCGCGGTTCACCTGGTGGCAAGTCATAAACCGCGCGATCCTGGCGCACCGCATCGACACTGCGCAGGTCCGAGTCTGCGATGGACACCAGCCGCAGTTCCGTAAGGCGGCCATCGTGGTCAAGCAGGATCACATCGCAGGGATCCAGCGCCAGGCGCGAAGGCGGCAAGCGAAACACCGCGCTTTCGCGGCCAACCCATGCCTCCATCAGCGCGCGGCGGCAGCGGCGTTCGGCCTCTTCCGGCGGAATTGCCATCGGGAAGGATTCGGAGGCGATGCGGGTCGTGTCGACGGTGATGCGCCGCGCCTCGACCTGCGCTGCGTCATAGTCCTCGTCGGCGCGGGCGACCTGCCATTTCAGCGCCTGCGGCAGTTCGGTTTCCTGCGCGCGGGTCAGTTCCATCATATCACCCTGCGCGGAGGCGGGGGCCGCCATGCTGTCGGGTGCGACCGTGGCGCTGGCGATCCTACCCCGCATCAGGAACTTGATGCGCCCCTCGCTCTCCACAGCATCGAAACCGAAATGCCGCGCCAGCGTGGAAATGGATGCACGCGGGGCTTCCTGTGCCGAGATCACATAGCCTTCGACTGCACCCCAGAGGCCGGAGACGTCGATCAGGGCTTCCGGCATTCCGGCACGTTGGCAAAGGTGCCGCACGAGGGCCGCTAGCGACACCGCGCCCAGCCGCCCGGTCAGCCAGTGGCCCAGCCGCCAGTTCGGGCCGTCGGTCCAGACATCGGTCAGTTCGGGGAAGAACGGATAGGGTCGGGCATCCCAGGTCCAGGCGGCGCATTCGGGGACATGGACCATGCGGTTGCCATAGACGGCCGAGGTCGGGTTGTTGGCCGCCTGACCCCAGAACAGAAAGCTGGCTTCCAGATAGGCCCGCTGGATTGCGTCATCGCGCCAGCCGCGCGAGAAATAAGGCGTAAAGCTCTCGGAGGATTTGGGATCAAAGAACACGTTCGGCTGGTTGGTGCCGCGGTCAATCGCGGGGCAGCCCAGTTCCGTGAACCAGATCGGTTTCGACTGCGGCACCCATGCGGTTTGCGTCCCGCCTTCCACACCGCCCGGCCGGTTGAAATGCGGGTTTTGCCACCAGGCGCGCAGATCCTTGAAGCGGAACACCCATGGTTTGGCGTTCGGCGGGTCGCTCGGACCAGTGGCGCTCCCCGCCTCACCACCATCTGTGATCGGCGTGCGGTTCTGCGCGGTTCGATCAAGGGCGCTGGCATAGAACCAATCGAAGCCTTCGCCGCCAGTGATGTTCGATTGCAGGTAGGTCCGGTCATAGATTGCAGGCGCCAGTGCCGCATCGGCATGATCGAACCCGTCGCGCCAGTCCGACAGGGGCATGTAGTTATCGATGCCGATGAAGTTGATGTTGGCGTCAGACCAGAGCGGGTCGAGATGGAAATACACATCGCCCGATCCATCCGAAGGATGGTGGCCGAAGTATTCCGACCAGTCGGCGGCATAGCCGATCTTCGGCCCAGCGCCGAGGATTGCACGGACATCGGCGGCGAGGCTCTTGAAGGCCGTAACGGCAGGATAGGTGCTGGCACCCGAGCGGATCGTCGTCAGGCCGGGCATTTCCGAGCCGATCAGAAAGGCATCGACGCCACCCGCCGCTTGGCACAGATGGGCATAGTGCAGGATCATCCGGCGCAGCGACCAGTCGCCGACCGGGCCAGTCCAGCCGACAGTGGTGCCGGAAACGCTGAAGTTGGCGGGTGTCGCCGTCCCGAACAGGGCTGCAACCTGCGTCGCCGCAGTCGCGGTCTTGTCGACGGTTCCGGCAAAGCCCGCTGCCGGGGAGCAGGTGATCCGCCCGCGCCAAGGGAATGTCGGCTGGCCAGCGGTGGCGGCATTAGCGCTGTAGGGATTTGGCTTGGTGTTGCCGGGCGGTACGTCCAGCAGCAGGAAGGGATAGAAAGTCACGCGCAGCCCGCGTGCCTTCATCTCCTGGATCGCTTGCACGACTGCGAAGTCGGCTGGGGTGCCGCCATAGACCGGACGGTCCTCGGCGTCGCGGCTCACCAGAAACGCACTCGCACGGTCGACGCCATTCACGACCCAAGCCGACGGTGTCGTGCTCTTGACCGCAACCTCGACGCCCGGCCGCACCTTGCAGTTCCCGGCACGCAGGTCATCGCCGAACCATGCCACCACCAGGCTGACGCTTTCCACAGCCGGAGCGAGCGACTGCAGCCGGTCCAGCGCCACAACGATGTCCGCGGTGTCGGTGATTGCGTTCAGGTTCTCGGCCACGGTCGCGCTGCCGGAGCCGGTGGTCTTCTTGACCGGCGCTGTCGCATAGGTGAATTCGCCCGAGGCCGGGATCAGCGTCACGGCTTTGACCAGCCCTTCGGCGGTGTCGGCATCCGCCAGCGGGCGGAACACCTCGAAGCTGATCTGCGGCAGGCGGTTGCCGAAGGCGCTGAGGTTCAGTTCCTCGAACACGACATAGGCCGTGCCGCGATAGGCTGGGGTGTTGGCCGCGCCCATCTTGGCTGCAATGAAAGGATCGGGGCCCTGCGCTTCGTCGCCGGGATACCAGCGCCAGGTCACGCCCGTCATGTCCATCGGTTTGCCGTCCGCCCAGACCCTCCCAATGCCGGTGATCTCGCCTTCGCACAGCGCGACTGCGAAGCTGGCATAATAGAGGTATTCGGTGGTGGTGACCTTCGGCCCGCTGCCCTTGCCGCCACCCTGGCTGGTCGTATTGACCTCCTCGCGAAAATCCGTGGCCCAGATGATGTTGCCGCCGATGCGCATCCGGCCGAACAGGCGCGGGATCACCGCGCCTTCGGTCGAGGAGGTGATGCGCAAGCTGTCCAGCCGCGCGCCCTCGATGCGTTGCGCCGGGGCGAGCGAGGACACGATCCAGTTGTCGACCACTGACCCGATGGTCGAGCCGATGAAGCCACCGATGGCCGCGCCGGAAAAGCCGAGGATGGCCCCGCCAAATGCGCCGCCAATCGCGGAGCCGACGGCGCCGAGAACAAGGGTTGCCATGTGTGGGGTCTCAGATGCTGCTGGGGTGCGGAAACAGGAAGGCGAAGGCAATGCGCCGCCGCCAAATCGGGGTCAGGACTTCCTCGACGACACCCAGCCGTTCATAGGCGTGGATGAATCGGTCGGGCGAAGTCAGGATCCCGACATGCTTGGCGATGGCGCGCGGGGCCATACGAAACAGGATCAGCGTACCCGGTCCGGCCTCGGGAGGCATGATTTCCGGCATCATCTGGCGCGCACCATCTGCCAGAACTTCGCGCGGGCCGGTCTCACCCCAGTCCCGGCTATAGGGCGGAATTGGGAAAGGTTCGTCCCCGACTACCTCGCGCCAGACGCCACGCGCGAGGCCAAGGCAGTCGCAGCCGACACCGCGCAGGCTGGCCTGATCATGGTATGGCGTGCCGAGCCAGCTGCGGGCAGTGGCGATGACCAAGGCAGGATCAGCGCAATTCACAGCACATTTCCTTCGTGGCCGCCGTCTTGGCTGGCATAGCGCAGCACGGCATCCTGGCCTGGGATGTTGGGGAACCCCCGGAAGTTGGTGGTGTTGGCGAACTTAGCGCTGCAGGTGGCGATGCGCTTGTCGCAACCCGCTTGGGCGATAAAGCCGTCGCCCTCGGCGATGGCGCGCACCGGGGCTTCCAGCAGGGTCAGGCTGGCGATGCTGCCATCCAGCCCATGCGCCAGCACTTCGGTGATCCGCCCCGCATTTGCGCCGTCGGTCCAGGTCAGTGTGCCCGAGGTGAACCAGCCCGCATCAAACCCGGACAGCCCCAAGGCCATGAAGGCCCGGTCACGCAAAAGGTCCGTGACGACACCAGTGCCCTTGTAGATGGCGTTCTCCAGATCGATGCCGCAGCGCGCATCGCCCAAGCGAGCGTCGCACCCCGCCTGAAACGTCCGCCCCACGGTCTGGCCTAACACATGCGCCAGCGAGCGGACCTCGGCGACGAAGGCCATGCGGCCGCGCCGGATTTGCCCGACGGCCCCGCGCCGCAATAAGACGCGCTGGCTGGTATCGGCCCAGTTTACTCGCCAGAGATCGACCGCCGCATTGTCCCAGCGCCCGTCGAGGATGTCGGTTTCTGTGATCCGGTCGGAGGTCAGCATACCGGTCGCGTCTTGCGCATCGACGGCTAAGTCGGAGCCAGCGCGGATTTCCGAAGCTGCAAACCCGCTCTCCGGTTCAAACACAGTGCCATCGAAAGTGAGGGTGCGATCATGATCGGTGAAGCCCAGCGCGACACCGTCGCTGCGCGAAATCCGCCAGCACCAGGACAAGGTGGTGGTGCAGTCATCGAGATGGTCCTGCAGCGCGAGCGAGAGGTTTTTCATCTGCGGATCTCCAAGAGCGGGATGACGGTAATCGATCCCAGCCGTTCAAAGTCGAGGGTCACGTCGAGCGTGTCGCTGTCGAAGCGCACCGGCACGTCGAATTCAAAGCCTGCCGTGATCGGGACGCCCGCGCCCGGGGCGGCGCTGAAAGTGACGCTGCCAGTGGTGACATCGACGCTCCAGCCCGACATCTGCTCGACGCCGTTCAGAGCAATGCGGATGCTGCCAGCGACCGGCTTTGCGATGGCACGGGTCCAGCTTTGCGCTCCGGAGGTGTAGCGCTTCAGAAGGGCGAAGGTGGTGACAGCACCATTGCCGGTGCCGATGGGTTGATCGGTGGCAGCGACCGGCTGCGACGGCAGGCTGGATTTGTAATCGGCCCAGTCCTTGTAGCGAAACCCGTGCAGGCGGCCGTTGCGGGCCTCGAAGAAGGCGACGACGGACGCCAGATCGTCGGCGCGGCGGATGCCGTAAGCCACATCATAGCGGCGGCGCGAATTGGCCCAGCTGGCGTTGCGTTCTTCATCGCCACTTGCCAGTTCGACGATCTGCGTGCGCCATTCAGGCCCGCCGCGCGCGCCACGGCTGATCGCGTCCGGAAACCGGACCTCGTGAAAGGACATCTGATCCTCGTTCAGGGATTATGGGTTTGCTCAGGAAGCCGGTCGGCTAAGCGGCGGCTTTGCGGACGAAGCGGTCATTCGGCAGGCTTGATGGTTTCCCCTCTTTGGGGTTCGCCTTTCCCGACCTGCACGCCGTTTGCTTGATAGTTCGTGAACTGTGTCGGCAGGCCTTCACCCTGTCCGAGCCTCGGGCTTGTCTGCATGTGAAAATGCAGATGCGGCTCGGATGTGTTGCCGCTATTCCCGCACAGGCCCATTTCCTGTCCCGACGCAACGACTTCGCCCTTCGAGACTCGGACACTTCCTTGCTGAAGATGAGCGAGGAAACCGTATTCCTCGTTCCCGAAATCAATGACGACATAATTACCGGCCGGGTTTGACGGATCGGCCGCGCCGATGGCCTGATCGGGCAAGCCATCTTCGGCCCGCACCACGACGCCTTCCGCTGGTGCCAAGATCGCCCGCCCCCAGCAATGGTAGCTTTCTAGCCGCGACGGATCGCCCGAATGGCTTTGTCCGTCCCGCATGACCAGTAAGTCCACAGCAAACCGCTGCCCCACATCGACAGCATGGTAATTGTCCTTAATGTCGCGTCCGCCCCAGTAGACGAACCAGTCTCCATCGACGGGCAGACGCAACGTCGCCTTGGTCTCGTAGTCCAGAAATTGGCTCGGTGCGGCGACGGGCTGAGGTCTTATGAAGAATCCCGCGATCCGTTCCGCATCGTCGAAGGCGATGACAAGCTCCAGCGGCGTTGATGTTTCCGTCCAGCGCGATACACGCGTATAGATATCGTGACCTGCCTGCACGTCCGTGCGCTCTGACAGGATGGCGTCTTCGTCACCGAATCCGGCCACAAGGTCGTCACGCAATGCTGCCAGATTCCCCGGCGATCCGAAGGCCTTCTGCATCTCCGATGTCGATGCTGACCAGATGGCATCGACATCCCCGAGCAGGAACCGCTCCGTTATCCGCTGCCCAGCTGAAAGCGGATCAGCCTGTGCGGCGACCGACATGCCGACCAGAGCGAAGGTTGCCGCGATCACGCGGCTGCGCTGCATCATTTCTGTCTACATCCTTGTTCGCTTGCATCCTCGGCCAGATCCTGACCGTCCGCAATGGGCGCCTTGCGACCATATTGCGCCGCCTCCCCCGCCACCAGCACTTACATGCCCCTTCGCCCCAGCGACACCGCGCGTGCGATGTCACTTGCAACCTGTGTGCGCGATTGCCGGAAGCTTTCGGCGTCGCGCGCCATGATTGTGACATTGACGACGGGGGCGCTGGATTTGCCGTAGGCTGTCGATTCGCGGCGCGAGAGGACACGCTCGCCCTTCTGAAGGATCGCCGGAACCTCGTCTGGCTTGATTCCGGCCCAGCCCCCCGCATGCATGCGCGTAGCATTGGCAAAAGCCAGCGCCGGAACCATGCGGCCCGGGGCCGGCGCGCCGACCATGCCGCCTGCGTGCAGGATATTGGCGAGTAGAGGGGACAGGAAAGGCCCCAGTGGGGCGTTTCCCCCCGATACGCCATCCGCACCGCCAAGCGCGCCCGACAACGCGTTGGCGATGGGGCCGAGGATGAAGCGCCGCGCCGCCAGCTTCGCCAGATCGGCAATCATCGATGTGACCAGATCGCGGAAATCCAGCTTGCCGGTTTTCACGAACTCACCCACGGCGTTTTCAGCCGATGTGAAGGCGCTGACCAGCGCATTGCCAATATCGCCGCCAATGTCGCGGGCTTTCCCGGCATAGTCGGCGAGGGTAGCCACTGCCGCCTCCCATCCGGTCTTGGCCACTTCTGCCCCGGCCGCAGCAGCTGCTCCTGCGCCACCGGCGGCCCGACCGGCTTCCGTCATCGACTCGTCCAGCCGGTCGGCGGTCTCTGCGGCCCCATCGAGCGCGGTTTCGCCTTCGGTTCCGGCACCGACGACAGCATCCTTCAGCGCCTGCCAGCTTTGCATCGGACGCGCGGCGGCATCGGCCAGCATGCCGGAAGCCTCGCGATAGGCTTCGGCCCGGGCGGTTGCCTCCTCGGCCATGCCGGTCAGCCCAAGATCGGGCGTGGTGACATAGGTCTGCGCCATGGCGGCCGAGAAGGCTTCAGCGGCAGCAGTCCCGGCGGCTGCCGCAGAACCCGCGAAGGGATTGTCGATCCGGCCCAGCGCCACGGGGTCCAGCGTGCCGATCCGCACCCCGCCTTCTCCCACCGCCCAATCGGGCAAGAGGTCCAGCGCGGCATTCAACCCATTTATGAAGTTATTGATGCGAGTGACGACGCCGTTCAGCATCGCCTCAACACCGCCGATCAACCCATTGGCGGCCTGGAACGCGAAATCCCCAATCGCGCCCGGCAATTGGCCCCAGATCGCTTTCACGGCTTCATAGGCACCTTTGAAGATGCCCGCCGCCGAATTGCCAAAGCTAGTCACAGCCTCGAGGGACGACTGCATCGCGCCATAGATCGTGGCCTGCAGCCCGGCCCAGCTCGCCTCGATTTTCGACCAGGCCGAGGCCGCGCCAAGGCCGATGCGGTCCCAGACCTCGAGCGCCAGATCCTTCAGCAGGCCAATCGCCGCGCCAAATCCGCCCGCGCCTGCGACCAGCCGCGTGAACTGGAACACCAACTCGCCTGCGCCGACGATCAGCGCGCCAATCCCTGTACGGATCAGCGCGCCGCGCAGGATGACGAGGCCAGTGGCAAGGCCGCGCACGGACAAGGCTGCAGCGGCCAGCCCCGCCACCCAGCGCCCGGCCATCAACGTGGCAAAGGTCGCGGCGTAGGTGGTCAAGCGGCCGATGTTGTCGAACAGCGCATCGATCGAGATGCCAATCGGCCCGGTGCTGCGCGCCATGTCGGCCAGCGTGTTGGCCACCGTTTCCAGCGCTGGAGCCACGGCCGCCGTCAGCCGGTTGGTCAGCCCCAGCCAGATCAGGCT